GACTGGTACAAGCCGTTGAAGTCCTTCAAACCAGAATAAAGATAACTTGCTCAGTGGGTTCATATATATTGTATGAACGCATATTAAACTCTGATTCGTACCCAATTATACCAGTCCCTAATATTTGGACTAACACTCCATATCCAAAATCAGACGTAAGCAAGGTAAAGGACTCGCAAAGATTATTAAATAAGCTATTCAGCTTAACACTATCACATGCACAGTCTTCAGCAGGATTAAAATTATTAGTTCCTGAAGGCAGTGTAGACGATTTAAAACAATTAGAAGTAGACTGGGCTAATCCAAATGCAGTTATACAGTACAATCCTGAATTTGGAGAGCCTCACTTTCCTCAACCATCTCCATTAGCGAATGAGTTCTACCATCTTATAGACAGGGTAGAGCATTATATAGACCTTAATTTCGGCATTCCAGAGTTAATGCAAGGATTTAAGGAAGCAGCGCCAGATACAGTCAGAGGCACTGCAATGCTTTCAGAGATGGGAGAAAGCAGAGGAAAGTCAAAACTTAGAGATATAGAAGGAAGCTTGAACAGGCTTGGCAAGGTCATATATGGTTTTGCCAAAGGCCATTATAACTTCCAAAAAACATTTAGAATCGTACAGCCTAATAACGATATTACAGAATTTACTGTAAACAACAGGCTTTATGATGACAAACAACAGGAACTGATGTCAATTGAAAACGATATATCTATCGGTCAACATGATGTCCGAATATTATCAGGTTCAACATTACCAAGTAATAAGATGGCTGAGTACAATATGTACTTAGAGGCCTATAAATTGAATCTGGTAGACGATGTCGAGGTTTTAAAGAAAACTGAAATCTTTGACAAAGAAGGCGTTCTGAAACGTAAGGGAATGATAATGCAGTTGCAATCACAGTTGCAAGGTGCAACAGAGCAGATAAAGAAACTTGAGGGAGACTTACAGACAGCCGACAGAGAAGTCAGGCATGCACGTCAAAAAGCTGAACTCGAGAAGTTCAAGGGCGACATTGGTGATATTGCGCAAAAGGCTAAATACCAAGAAAAAGCAAGCATCAACAAGCTAGAAACTGCGGTCACTAAGGCAATTGCCAAAGAGGAACTGAAAATTCAGAAGCAGACGATGGAGGATAAAGTAGCCCGAATGGGTGCTGAGGTCTAATAGTATCTGGTTACGTCTCTTTTTAGACATCGTAAGGTGAAACTAAAATAACAAGAGAAAATCAAGGAGGTAATATGGACAATCAACAGGCAGAACAACAAGTCGAACAGCAGGCTGAACCAGGGGCAGTCGAACAAGCCCCTGTAGATTGGCAAGGCGAAAGCAAAAAATTCCAATCTATGTATGATAGGCAAACTGCTGAATATGACAGGTTGAAAGGCCAAAATGAAAAGTATGCTCAACTTGCAAGTATGCTGCAAAGCAGACCAGACGTGGTAAATGCAATGAGAGAAACTTTATCAGGCAAAGCCCAGAAGAAGGAGGAGCCCAAAGTAGATGCGGACTCTTTCGACCCTTGGGAGGCTTACTCCAGTCCCGGCTCTGAGTCTTACAGACTTAGGCAAGCAGAAAATGCGAAAATGGTAAACGGTGCAGTCAAGAAACAAATGGCTGGACTACAAATGCAGATGGGAATGCAGAACTTAAAAGGTGAGTTAGAATCTAAGTATGGAATGACAGACCCGAGTGAAGTCAATGACTTCATGAAATTTGCCATGACTCCAAAGGATAGAATTCCAATCGACACATTAGTAGATGTGTATAGAAAAAACAAGGGAGCAGGACAGCAAATAGCGGGTGCAAATGAAAACTTAGAAGCAACTCAAAGAGCTCAAGGCATTCCTAAATCTGCAGGCATTTTACAAGGCGCTAAACCAGAAAAGAAGTCTGATATAGATGATAGATGGAAAGGCGTATTAAATGCTACCAGAGTTGGTAATAAAATACCATAATTAATAATATAAAATAGGAGAATAGCGATGGCTAATCAAACTGGTATATTGAACTCTTATAATGTCGACCAAACAGGTAACACTGTACCAAGTGCCGTAGGCGCTTCGGCTGACTTAAGAAGGGTTCATGATTTCGGCGACCGAGTTGCCGAATTGGCTCCAGATGAATCTCCATTTTTTGTATATCTAAATAAAGTTGCAAAAGCCCCTACAGATGACCCTGTGTTTCGTTTCTTGGAAAATCGTTCTAAGATTGATTGGACAAGTAGAAACTTTTTCGTTGATGGAACTGCATTAACTGACGTTACGGCTGATTCGTCATACAGTATTACTGTTGAAACAGCTCAAGGAAGTAGTACATCAGCAGGACAAGTAAAGTGGCTCGTCAAAGGTATGGTTTTTGCAGTTGAAACAGATAGAACAGCACAATCTCAAGTTATGTTTAGAGTTGAAGGAATTAGTCATAATTCTGCAGACTCAACAGTAACTGCAAGATGTATTGCTCTGTCTAACTCAGCTAATGATGCGACAGCGTACAACGATATTGCTGATACAGATGAATGCCAAGTAATTGGTACTTCTTTCGCTGAGGGTTCAGGAGCACCTGACGTTTGGTCAAGTCAGCTAGATGACGACTTTGGATATTGTCAAATATTCAAGACTGCAGCTGAAATGTCTAACACGGCAATTGCTACTAATTACAGAGGATATGCAAACGAATGGGATAGGATTTGGAACCTAAAACTAAGAGAACATAAAGTAGACATTGAAAGAGCAATGCTTTTTTCAATGAGAGCAAGAAGTGATTCTGTTCAATATTCAGAAGGTATAGTTGGACACATACTGTCAAATTCAACGGCAGTTGCAAGTGGTTCAGCTTCTTACAGTTCTGGGAATGCTTACATGTTTTCTCAAGCTTCAACATCTTTAACATATGATTCACTGCTAAGTGACTTTGAAGTACTTTACGACCCTGCAAGGGGTGGCAATAAAAGCAAACTTGCTCTTGCGAGCAGACCTGTACTTACTTATTTTAACAAATTAGGTAATGGAGCAGGATTTATTGACGCATCTCTTGACACTCGTGCAAATACTCCCAATAGTTACAACTTTGATGCCTCACAACGTGATGGTGCTTTCGGGCATAAAATCATAGAAATAAACACGCTTCACGGCGACCTTTCTATGGTTGCAGAACCGATGTTTAGAGGAATCTCAAGTGGCTATATGTGTTTAGTTGACTTAGACCACGTTGCGTACAGACCATTAGTTGGTAACGGTCTTAATCGTGACACTCATATCATAACGAATGTACAACAAGCAGACGAGGATTTACGAAAAGACATGATTCTTACAGAAGCAGGTCTGGAAGTAACAATCCCTGAAACGCATGCTTTGTATTCATTCACTGACTTATAAGGAGGAATGAAATGAGAAGTGATTTATTAAATGCAAATAGTGGTTCGTATGTTGCCGATGACGGTTTTACTGAACTTGGTGGAACTAAAAAAGTACTTAGTTTTGGTGGTTCAACAGCTGAACATCTATTAGATAGTGCAACTACAGCGTTCGCTTCTAATGATATCATACATGATGCAGGAGCATTGGATGTTACTGTCCCTGCTGGTCATAATGACCCTTTGAAGATTATCATTGATAGAGTGCTTTTCTGCTGTACTGTGGCTGCTGGTGATACAATGGTTGGTAATATCTTTATTGGTACTACCGCTGATGAAGCAATAAATGCTGCTGTTACAGGTGGTACTGAGATTTTTGGTGCTGGTGCATCTATGATTGCACCTGATGGAAGTGGAGGTACAACAGGATATACTGAAGCAGATTTGGACTTTGATTCAGCTGCTCTTACATATGCAATGCCGGGTATTGTATTACCTGTTGCTACAAAGTATGTCTATGTTTGTACTCATACAGCTATCAATCATGTAACCAATTTCAATGCTGGTAGATACAATGTTCAAATAGAATACACTGTTCTCTAATCCCAATTCATAAGGATTAACAGTTAATAGAACTGTGGGGCAGGTCGTATAAAGGGCTTGCCCCAAATCTATAAAGATTTTTAAACCAAGATGCCCATGAGAGTTGCCAAGCTCGGTAAGGCATCGTAACTTAGGAGAA